ATCTACCTATCTCCTCTCACGGCGTCCCTTCCATCGGATCGCCCGGATCGCTCAAGCCTGAGTAATCGAAGATGATCTGCGTGTGCGCTGGTTTCCAACGGTTCAACAAACATTCGAGATCGTTCGCGAGCCCGATGCGCAAATGCGGATCGACGCCGGTCTGCCCCTTGGTGACACGGAACCAAACCAAGCTGGCTTGATCGACGTGAACCGTCCAATAGAAGCGATTTTCCGGCGGGCCGATCCCGTAATTCGGCCATTCCGAGAGCTCGCCGCCAGCCACGGGAACGCCCTTCGGATTTACGATCGGTTGGTTCCACTCGTTCATCATCGGGTTGGAGCCGTCGCCGTAGACACGATTGTCACCGCAGCGGTCGATGCCGACGACGAAAACGCGATACTCGCTGATGGTGATGTGGTAGCCGATCATTTCGGCTACCTCGATGAAAAACGCGCGCGACTGCCCGCCTTCCATCGTCATGCGCATCACGAGCGCGAGCTGCCGCTGCCCTATGGTCTGTGGGCTTTGGTAGCAAGGATCGGGAAGCCCGAAATTGCGCTCCCAATCCGGCAATAGCTCGATCGTCTGCCGTGGGTCGCTCTCGCGCTCAAGCAGATCGCCGGCGCGCCCGTCCACGAAGCCCCAATATTGCGATAGCCCGTCGCAGACGCCGAACAACACGCCGCCGAGATCGTGCTTGGGCCACGCCTGGCCTTGCGGCAAGAGCGAGAGAAAGGCTCGCGTGTAGTCGTCGCCGCTGCGGCGAATATGCCGGTCGGTCGGCAGCGGCTCTGCCCAGAAGCCGAGCGCCGTCATTGGTAAAGGATTGTCTCAAGGACCGCCATGTGGCCGAGCGAGGGCATCACATAATCGGCGGTCGTCACAAGCTGGAATGATTGGACGCTCGGCGCGCTCATGATCGCGTAGCTCACCCAGGACGCATAGATGGTCTGACCAGGCGCGGCCTTGGCGAACAGCATATCGCGGACGCTCTGCTCTATTTCGGCCTGCGCCTCCGACGTGTCCGGCTCGAGGTTTGCGATCGTGATGTCGATGAACTCCTTAATCGGCGCCACCACGTAGCAGTCCTTCACCGTGACCGGCCGCATCAGATCGATGTAAGTCGCCACCGCGGTCACGTCGTCCGGCGTCGGCCAGCCGTCATCGGCGGCGCGCAGATCATCCATCAGGAAGCGCGTTGTCATAGTCCCAATACCCTGCTCGGGCGCAGCCCAAGCGCGCGTCACGCCCGGCACCGCGAGCGCCCAATTGACGTAATCGGCCAGCGCGCCGCCCATCGGCGGCTGGCGAATGCGCAGCAAGATGCGGGCGCGAAGCTGGTCGTCGGTCTCGGTATCGACGCCGCCGGTGAGATGAACGACCGTCGCGGAACTATCGATGCCATTGACCGCCGGCGCGATCGTCAGCACCGCGCCGTCCACTTGATTGCCGGCCGAGCCGGGATCGAGCGCGCGGATCGGCCCGACGACCAGGGCCGAGCTCGAGCAAGTGATGTCCTGCGTCGTCTCGTAGCTGACCGCCGGCGTGCCGCCCGCCGAGAGCTGCGTCCCCATCGGGAGGAGCGCGCCATCGACGAGGCCCTGAAAGCTCGCGGTCCCCTCGGCCAGCGTCGCCGACTTGCGGCCGGTCGAGCCGTCGGCGTTCGTGAGCCAGATATCGCCGTGCCGGTCGAGCCATTCCGTCTCGGCGGTGTCCGGCATCAATTGCAGCGCGAGCCAATCGAGATATTGCAGATTGAGATGGCAGAGCGCGCCCTGCGTATCGGACATGACGCGCAAGACCGAATTCGGCACGCTCGCGTCGGCGCCCGGCAGCGAGCCGCGGATGAAATCGCGGACTTGGCTACGAACGGATTTGAGCGTCGGCGTTGACCACGGCATGCGGCGTCACTCGATGATGTCTTGCCAAAGAATTTGATAGCGGAGCTCGACCGCTGTGAACGGCCCGCGATAGAGGCGCACCAGGGCGTCGATGCGCTGGGTATCGAACCGCTCGACTTGCACATCCATCGACGTGCCAATCCGCAGCGAGAGGAACGGCTGGATTGCCTCTTGGATATAATGCTTGACGCGAACGAGCGTTGAGCCGACCGCGGCATTCGAGCCAGTGATCTTGGCGCGCTGCATCAGCCAAAGGCGCGAGCCTATCTCCCAGCCGCTCCATATCTCCTGCGCGTCGAGGTCGCCCCACCAGCCGCGGCGATCAGTCGAGTCCGGGTCGGGCAGCTCGTCGTCGATCGCGGCCAGGCGATCGGTGCCGAGCGCGACGATGACCGCGGTCGCGAGCGCCTCGGTATCGTCGAGCGTGCCGTCGCCGAGCAACAGCCAATCGACCGAAACCGATGTGCGGCCCGGAAAATCGGTGCGCTGGACAAGCCGGATGTCGGGCATCGCTTTAAGGCTTCGTGTCCAGCGAGGTCGGCGGCCCCGGCTTCGGCGCGTTGACCAGCACCGCATCGCTACCGTTTGGATCGGTGGTCATGCCGACCCCTTGATTGACGCCGTAGACGGGATGCGAGGCGCTCTCGGTGCCGAGCTTGATCTTGCCGATGAAGACCCATGTCTTGCTTTGGCCGTCGTAGTAACCGACCACGCTGTCGCCCGAGCGGAACTCGATGCGGCCCTTGCTGACGCGGATTTCGTGATTGACGCTCTCGCCTTCGTGCTTGAAGTCCTGTTGACCTTGCCCGCCGCTCTGGGCGCTCCCGCTTCCTCCGCTGGTATCGCGCGCGCTACCGATGCCGCCGCTTCCGCTGCTCGAGCTCGAGCCGCCGCCGCCGGAAACGCTGCCGCCTTTGCGTTGCTGCTTTTTCTTTTCGACGTGCCGGATCGAAACAAAGCGTTTGACGGTTTGTTGCTGCCCGCCGCTCGAGCCGCTTCCGCCCTGGCCGCCTTGGCTTTTCTGACTGTCGTCCGGCCCGTCGAGCGACAACAGGAACAGCCCGGCGCGGCGCAACAAAGTCATCTGCCCAAGATCGTCATATTGCGCGTTCTCGCCTTCCTTCAAACCCATCGGGCGATGCCGCCGGTCGTCCATGATGGCGCAGACCGGAAACGATCGGTTGCCGCCCATGAAGCTGACGAAGCCCTCGGCGGCTTCCTTGATCATTCCCTGCGCGTCTTTGGTAGCGGCGCGCACCACCGACGAGAACCCATAGTTTTGCGGCGACTCGACCTTGTCGCGCGTTTCGCCCTTCATAAAGTTGCCGGCCATCTCCTGCATCATTTTGCCGTCGTCGGCCCCGCTGATCATGGTGCGGGCGCCGCCCGACGAGTAGGCGCGGAAGCTGGTATTGAGCGGCGTAGCGCGGTGCATCTTTATTCCTCCAAGTTTGGCGGCGGCGGCTCGCTCGGCGATGTCGCCGCCGGCGCCGGCGTGGCATTTGGATCGGGCGCCTGCGGTGCGGTTGGATTGCTTACGTCAAAGTCGCCGGCATCCTTGAGCAACCACGGTGCGACCAGCTCGAGCGCGGTCAACGTCCCTTGATTGCGGTCCTGCGTGAACGTGATGGTCTTGATCTTGAGAACCATATTGAGCATCGCCATCGGCGAGTAGACGCTCACGTCATCGCCGGCGCGCCATAGCTGATGCGTGCCTGGCCGCATCCAGCCTTGCACGACGATGGTCGCCTCGATGATGGTGCCCTCGTGCCATATCGACTCGTTCTTGGCGCGCTCTTGCAGCTCGCCGATGCTCCACACGGGTTGCTCGGCCGGCGTCAGCACCGGCGAGTAGCGTTTCGCGGTGCCGGGATAGTGCGCCTCCTGCTCGGAAGCAGCCGCCATGTTCTGCGTGTCGCTGGCCGCGGTCTGGCCGCGGATAATGTAGTCGGTAAAGATGTTCTCGATCGAGATGACCGCCTGGCAACTTATGATGTTGACGCCTTCGACCAAGCTCGCGCTGATCGGCATCGTGTGGTCGTCGATGGCGAGGAAGTTGCCGTCTTTGTCGCTCCCCATCACGATGCCGCGCGGGCGTGCCAGGCGCTCGAGGAAATTCCAGATCGTTTCGCCCGGCTCGACCTGGCATTTGACGAACGGCTCCGCATTGACGTTGCCGATCGGTATGATCTTGATCCCGGTCGGCGCCAGCACCTCCTCGGCAATTTGCATGAACGACTTGTTGTCGAAGTTGCCGGTCTTGTGGATGACGCTCGCGCGCGCGGCGTACCACGTGACGCCGATGCCTTGGAATTGGATGCCCTTGGCTTCTTTCGAATAGGCGGTCTGGCGCGTGACGATGACGCCGGTGATCGCGAGCTCGTTGCCGAGATAGATCGCAGCTTCGTCGCCCGGCTTGAATTGGAGCAATTGCCAATCGGCCGGGACTTGCTCGATGTCCGCGGACGTGAAGCGGAACAGCGGATAAGCCTCGGCCCACCGATGCTGCACCCAAACGGATTTCCAGCTCTGGAACTTGCGGCCCTCGACGACGACGGTCGCAATCTCGTCCGGGTTGAAGATCGGCCCCGGAAGCTGATCGGGCGCGGGCGCGGGCGCGGACGCGGCGTCGTCGGCCATCTAAGCCGACAGCGCCAGGCCGGCCGGCGGCGCGAATGCGGGATGAACCACTTTATTTTCTTCTCTAAGCTCGTCGGCCCGGCTGGCGTCGGCATAGAGCCGATAGGCCATGACCAACGTTGGCATCGGCAGCGCGAAGGCGAATTGCAGAAGCCGCGGGAGCGGGCGCGCCGTCTCGACCAGATAAAACATGATGCTGGCGTGCAGCGAGACCATTGCTTGGAACGTCATCTGATCCATCGCGTCGGCGACCGCTTCCTCGACTTGCGCAAAGACCGTATTCATTTGCAGCTTGAGCGCGTCGGCATCCTCCCGGCTGGTGAAAGTCATCGCCGAGATCACGCGCCCCTCGGCGGCCAGGCACATGCCGATGATCGACCACTTGATGCGCGTCGCGCCGCTCATCGTGGTCGGCTCGGCGCCCGTCGAGACGCGCACTCGGGCGAGCTGCGGCTGCGTCACGCCGGCGGCGCGCGCGAGGTCGAAGCAATTGGCGAGATACGGCCCCGCGGCGTCGGCGCCGGTGAGCCGCATAGCATTCGCCTGCAACGCAAAGCACGCCAGACGCAGATCGGAGCCCGCGCGCCCTTGCGCCGGCACCGCGGCGACCAGCACGCCCAGGCTGCGCTGCAAGATGCCGGCGGCTTCGATCGCTTCGCTTTTAAGCATGGCCGACGCCCGATGGCGTCACCGCCGGTGCGCGCGGCGGCAGTCCGGCGAGCGCGCGGATCGCGGCGTCGCTGCCTTTCATGACCTCGAGCATGCGGGCGGTCACCGCCTGCGATTGATTGATGAGCTCGTCGCGTGAGTCGGTCGGCGCGGCGCCGGGCGGGTCGCCCCACTCGACGAAAGTCATATCAAACGTACAATAGCCGCCGAGCTTTTGCTCCTCGGTCCAACGGTATTGCGGGCAGACCACCAGCATCGGCGGGATAGTCGGCAATTGGAGCACGCCCTTGCCTTCCTCCTCGAGCGCGGTGAACAACAAATCGCGCGCGATCCGGTAGTCGCGGTTATAGAGCGGCTCGCCGGTGTTGACCGGATAGACGATGCAATAGCCGCGCACCGAGAATTGCCGCGTCCGCCGGCCCATGTCCTCCGGGTACGGTAAATCGCGCTTGGGGAACTCATGCACGACGATCGCGCGCCCGCTCTCCTTGCTGCCGGCCTCGACGTGAAAGAACGCGCCGCGGAAAGACGCCGGCAACAGCTCGTCGCGCCACTTGGTATTTGGTAGGTCGGTGATCAGCATCGTCCGCTATTCCTGATACTGCGAGGCCATCGACGAGGCCGCCGGCTCCATCTGGGTCTGGCGCGTAACCTCGGTCTTCTTGAACAGCCCGCCGCCCTCGGCCCCGACCTTGGTTCCCCGCGGCGCGTTGACGTGAACCGATAGCTTGCCGGTGCCTTCGACCTTCTGCGCCATTTGGTTGTCGAGCGCGGCGCGCGAAGCACCCGTGCCGAAAACCCAATCGTCGGCCTCCTCTTGCGATCTTATTGTGGGCTGAGAACCGTCATCGGCCGTATCGTCCGCCGCCTGTGATCGGCGGCGGCCGGCAAACGCCTGCGAAGTAAAAGAGTTGCGCGGTGCTGCAACATTGCCGGGCGCCGGGGCTGCGGCTGCATCCCTCGCGCGCTGTTCTGCCGCCCATTTGCGGCCTTCCTCGCCGTGAGCCGAAAACCAAGCGTTCTCAACTTTGTGCATCCCCCAATATTTGGGGTCCGCCATATACTTGGCGAAGTTAGGATCGCCCGCCATACCTTGGTCGGTCGAATAATCAGTGATGTTTGATCCGGCATAGACCTTTGCGAGCGCCGCATTGCCTTCCGCTGCGGTTTTTGCGGAGATGTTTCCACTGATCAAGCCATGCCGGACCGGACCATACTGCCCAGAGAAAAGCGCCTTCCTTATCGTCTGATGGCGCATGGCCGCCATATTCATCAATTGTTCCATGTTTGATTGGATGCCGCCTTCGTGTTGCATCGCGTCGATGGCAAAGGCTTTTAGTTTTGGATCAGCATCTAATTCCTTCTGAAACTGTGCGCGTTGCTCGGCAAGAGTTCCGCTTGAACCGCCGCCATCATCTGGCCCCGTCGTCGGAAGAGCACCCTTGGGGCCGCCTCCAAAGCGACGACGCAGAGCACCGCCTGGATAGGTGACAGTGCCATCACCGCCATCACCGCCGCCGCCGCCGCCGCCACCACCACGAGGGCCGCCGCCGCCGCCGGCTCCGAGCCCGCCGCCGCCGCCGCCGAAGCCAGGAAGGCCGCCGAGGCCGCGCATTGAGGCACCGAGCCCAGGGAGACCGCCCATTCCGCCTGGATCGACGAGAGCGGCGGGATGCAACATCTCAAACAATTGGTCGTTGAGCTTTTGGAGTTGCTTAGTGTTGTCTGCGGTCTCGCGCGTGTTGTTGTCTTCGGTCGACTCGCCGCCGCCTCTGCCGCCGCCAAGTGGGACGACCGCTTCCGGGCCGCCTTCCCCGATCATCGCAAGCGTCGGCTTGGTGACGATGCCGCCGTGTTGGAGCTTAGGGACATTGCCGCTTTGAAAATGATCGCTCCACCACTTCGCCAATGGCGCTTCACTGACGCTGCCAGGGTCGAGCGCCTTATGTTGCTCGATCACCTTCGGATCAAACGGATTGAGCTTGTTCCAGAACCCCTCGGGCGAGGGATGCTCTTTCATTACTTCGGACGCCTTATTGGATTGCGTTTCCCAGCGTGCGAGCACGCCCTCGATGTATTTCATCGCGTCCATCAGCGGACTGCCGCCGAGCGTCTGATCCCACCAAGCCGCTTTGATGTGCTCCCAATGCTCATCGATCAGGCGCGATGTCGTGAGATAGTCGTCGGCCGCCTTCTGGCGATCGGCCTGAATTTTCTTTTCCTCCGCGGACACCGCGGGCAAATCCTTTTTCAGCCGGTCGAGGTCGGGCATTCCGAGCTCGGTTTCAAACTTGCGGAACGCCTCGGCGCCGCGCTGCTCGCCGAACTTTGCGATAGCGTTCCTTCTGATGTTCTCGAGACCCTCGCGCAATTTGTTGGCGAACTTCGTCGGGTCTTTGATCTCGGTCAGTTGCGCGAGGTATTCCTGCATCGCGCCGGCTTCAGCCGAGCCCGGCTTCTGGCCCTCCATCATCTTGCGCCGGAACTCGCTGTTGGCGCGCGTGATGTCAGACATGATGTGCGCCAGACCTTGCAGGTCGCGCGAGGCGTCCTCAACGCCGGCGAGCTTGAATTGCTCCTGAAATACCTTGACGAACGCTGGATCAAATCCGGTTTGCTTGCTCAGGACACCGATGCGCTCCTGCACCTTGGCGAAGTCATTGAGCGCATCGAGCGCCTTGTCCGCCGCATAGCCGACCGCAATTAAGCCGGTGGCGATGCCGCCGATCCCGCCGATGAACGGGACCATGCGCTTGGCCGCGACCTCGAGGTCTTCCGAGAACGGCTTGAGTCCCTTTTCCCGCGCGTCCCGCGCCTGGCGGCTGAACCGCTCAAGCTGTGCTGCCGTCCCGCCGCCGCCGAGCGCCTCGATCTCCTTGCGCATCTCGCGCAATTTCTCGACGGTGTTCCCCTCGACCAGCGTTACTTTGATTTGTAGTTCTTCGGTTTCAGCCATCGTTCAACGATCCTCGCGGTCGGCGTTTGCCTGGCGCCTAAGCTCGCCGATGCGGTGCGTATATTTGAGATGCGTCTGCACATGCGAGATCGGCATGGACAGAAAAACGTCCGGGCATTGGTGATACCAACGCGCAAGCCAGTAGCAATCGAGGACGAAGTTTTCGCCGGCGTCGGTGCCTACCAGGCCGCCGGCTCCGGCAGAAAAAAACCCCGCAGCCTAAAGGCGCAGGAAGCAAAGTCGCGCGGATCGAGCCGCTCGACCTCGGGCGTGAGGATGCCGCCGAGCGTCGCCACCATCGCCGCCATTTTTCGGTCGTCGATGATGATTTCCCAATCGGCATCGATGCGGCACGGGTTGCCGTTGCGGATGATGTCGGCCGCGGTCGGCTCGCGGAACGAAATCTCGTGGACTTCCTCGTTCTTATGATTGCGGATCGGATGATGGAGCAGCTTCACCTTGATCGGCCAGGTCTCGACGCGCGCCGGCGCCGCGGCCGGCGCGGCTTCCGGCGCCACCGGCTGCTCGGCGACGAACCCTTCGCGGACGGGTATGTTCATGCGCTCACCACGAGCTCTCGTCGCATTGCACGCCTTCCCAGCGGACGCGCGCCTGGCCGTCGCGGGTATTGATATCGAACCCGGCTTTGCACGACGCCTGGATGAGCGTGTACTGCTTGCGGTTGGCGAGCTGCGCGATGACAGTCACGTCGGTTTCCGCCTCGAGCGTTTCCATCAGCAAGTCGGGCGTGGTCGAGATGTCGCCCTCGATGTAGGGAACGCGCGGGATCTCCTGATAGCCGTGGACGCGGTCCTGGCCGGCAATCATGGTGCGCTCGACGTTGCTCGGCGAGACGGTGAAGTTGCCGCGCAGCGCGAGTTGTCGGTTGTCGGCCCAGAGGAAGGCCGTGCCCGCGAATAGTTGGGCCATCTGCTAGTCTCCTTTGCTCGAGTTGAAATCAGGCGACGGCCGGCAGCGTGCCGGTGACGCCGATCGGCGGAAGCGTGGTGGTGTCGATGCCGCGGTCGTATTGCAGCCGGAACTGCGCCAGCACCGCGAAGATGCGCAGTTGGTTGATGAGGTCCGGCGGATAAAGGACATCGAGCCTGTTGGGATCGTTGACGTTGCGCTCGACCAGAAGGTTGTTCTTGAACTGAGTCACGTTCTCGACCAGCCCGTTGAACTCGTCCATCCGATACTGCGCGATCAATGCCGCCCGAACGATGCCGGGCGTGACGATCGCCTGGCCCGGCCCGAAGCGCGTTCCATCGTCGGCGAGCTTGCAGCGCGGGAATTGCGAGGTCACCGCGGCTTTCTGATTGCGCAACAGCTTCGCCAGCGTCGCCAGCGTGGTCACCAGCTCATAGGCGTCGTCGCTCTGGCCATAGAGGTTGAGCTGATAGAGCGTCTGCTCCCGCGCGATCATCGGCTGATTGTCGGTGCCGGCCTTTTGGATCGCGATGCCGTTTTCGGCCAGCGAGTTGAGCTCCTCGAAATCAAAACGGCTGTGCAATGGTGCGCATTTGATCTGATTGAGCGAGAGCGTTTGCAGCGGGCGCGCCGGGTCGTCGATGAGGGCGCGCTGCGCCTTGCCGCAATAGGCCGCGGCCCATTCGAACGACGGCGACGGGCTCGCCACCTCGAAGCCGAGCACGGAGATCACGCCGGAATTCTGCGTATTACCGAACGTGATGAGGTCGGTATAGAGCCCGCGCTTGGCCGAGAAGACGTGGCCGAAATGCTCGCGCATCCAGCCCCAGCGGCCGCCATCGGTGAAGCCGTATTCCTGATCCCACGCGAACAGCGAGGTCGAGTCGGTATAGGGCATGGCGACATATTCGAATTCCTGCTCGCCCATGTTCGAGATCGCGGCATCGAACACCGGAACGCCGACGCCGCCGGCAAGCACGCCGCCGGCCGGCAGCGTCATGACCAGACCGGGCGGCAGGCGCTCGCCGCCGATGCTGCCGTAGTAGTTCAGCCCGACCGTGATCTCGTTGCCGTGAACGCCTTTGAATTCCGCGGTCAGTGTCACGTCGGTCGGGCCGCCGACCGAATGAACCGGAAGATCAAAGTTCTCGTTGATAGCGAACGAGATAGCGGTGTGGATCGAATTGACGGTGTCGGTGGCGCCAACATTGACCGGGATATGATCGCCGGCGATGTAGAGATGGATCGTGCCGGCTTCGGTCGGCGCCGCGGTGACAATGATCTTGCCGGTGGCCGCGGCCCCGCCGCTCGGCTCGGCGACCGGCAGGCCCCACACCTCGTTGGCCAGGTTGCTCGCGTAGTAAGCCTTGAACATCCGCGAGAGCTCGGAGCCCTGGCCGAAATGCGCGTCGGCTTGCGCCTGCGATCCGACCGCGATCGGAATGTCATGCGGCGCGTCCCCGCCGGCGGTCGCGGTGCCGACGAGCAACGCGCGCAGCCCGAGCTGCGGCAACCCGGCTTTCGACGGATCTACCTCCACCCAGTACAGGGGAACCTTGATGTTGGACGGGATTTGATTGAAGCTGATGGGCATCGCACTGTCTCCTAATGATTGATTTTTGGATTAGGCGGTCGGCTTCGGCGGCGGGCCGCCGGGCGCAGCCTGCGCAGGCTTGGGCGCCTCGGCCTTCTCGCCGCCCACGACCTTAACGGTGCCGTCCGCGATCCGCCGTTTGGTGAAGCGGTCAAGCGGCCACTCGACCGCGCCGCTCGGCGGGAAGCCGATGCCGCGGGGATGACGCACCGCCTTGCGCAGCACGTCGGTTGACGGCTCGACGCGCACGACCTCGGCCTTCGGAAGCCGGCTCTTGAGTTGCGCCTGGCGCTCGGCGACCAGCTTTTGACGCTCGGTTAGCTTTACCTCAACCATCGGTCTTTCCTCCTTGTGCAGGCGTGAACTCATATTCGCGGATGATGCGTTGGACCGCGTCGGCCGGCGGCACCGCCTCGTCGCCCTCAACCGGGACGATCTCGACATGCATGCGCAACAGATCGTCGGTAATGATCGGCCCGTATTCGGCGCCGTAGACGACCCAGGCGTCATATTGCAACTCTGCGAACGGCGTCTCGTTGGTCCCGGAAGTTCCGAAGTTGTGCCGGCGCGTGCCTTTTTCGACGCCGCGAAACGTGACGTTGTCGGGCAAGCTGGAAAACCAGAAATTCGTCAGCTTGGGATCGCGCCATATCCCATTCATCAACGCCCAGAAGGCTTCGTCGATCTTGAGCTCGCCTTCGACCTGATCGTTGTTGTTGATGATGACCGAGAAACCAATGCACAGCGAATGGATAAACCGGATCATGCTGGTCTGATATTCGCCGTCTGGCGCCATCGCTTCCTCGACGATGTAGACGCCGAGATAGGGGATGAACTGCGGTTGGATTTGGAGCTGCCTGCAGCGGCGCGACGTGAAGCCGGCAAAGAACGGCAGCGTCACCGCCTTGGCATAGAGCGCATCCCGGATGATCGCGGAATAACTCTGCGTGTCCGAGATGCTCATGGCGCCGGCGGCAACCATTTGCGGAGCGTCAGCACGGTCATGCCGCCGTCGTAACTGTCGATATCGACGACCTCGAATTCGCCGAGCGCCGGGCCGGCGTCGGCTTCGGGGATGACCAGGCGATCGCCTTGTTGCGGCAGCTCGCCGAATTCCACGTCGCGAATATCGAGCGCGGTTTTCTGATCGGAATAGATCGCACCGTCCTCGGTTTGGATATCGACAGGACCGCTCCAATAGTAGCCGCGGCCGGAAAAGGACGTCCCCGCCGGCTGCGAGACATACGGATAGAACGTCACCGGGCGCGCGAATACATCGAACGCCGGACTCAAAACCATCGTTGAGAAATTGACACCGCCGCCGATCGTCACGGGTTAGACCTCAAAGCGGATGTAAGCGGACAAAAGCGAATTGATCGAATTGATCGAATAGCCGAATTGCTGGGCCGCTCGCGCGCCCGAAACGAGCGGATCGAAAAACATCACACGGCTTTCACGATGGGAAATCGAACGGATGCCGCTCGAGCCGAACGAGCGCCGCAGCGCGCGGCCCTCGAGCAGCATGATCTCGCAAACCTGGCGCAATGCCGGCGGCGCATCTTCGGGCAGATTGTAGCCGCCGGTATATGTGACAACGATCGGCTCGCTGCGCGTTTCGAACAGCTCGAGCTTGCCGGATTGCTCCTCGAATTCGTAGACGCTCGGATCGAGCGTCGAACCGCGCGGCGACTCGACCGATGCGATGTCCGCCTCGGCCGCCGGCCAATGACTCAAGAACATGCGGCGCGAGCCCAGGCAGCGCCACGTCTCGCGCACCTCCTCGCGGGCAAAGACGCGATTGCAAAGCGACGAGATGACATCGGAATAGCGCGTGATGTCCTCGGCGAGCTGCGCGTCCTGGCTCGTGTCCGTTGGCGGGATGCCCATTGCGAGCTTGATCGCGTCGAGCGTGAGCAGATCGTAGGTATCGGCGGGCGTGAGGATTTTGGTGATGATGTCAACCATCAGCCGGCCTCGTCCTGAAATTGAGCGAACAGCTCGCGCAGCTCGAGCGGCGCGCCGGCGTTGCCGTCGTCCATGAGCGGCGTTGCCGTGTAAGTCTTGCGGTCGATGCGCCAGGCGACGATCGCCGGCGCCTGCGCCGCCATGCCTGGCATGCCGCGCTCGCCGCGCTCGCCCTTGCCGCCGGGAAGTCCCTGCTTGCCGGGCCGCCCGGCCGAAGCGATCAATTGCCAGCCGTCGCCAGGGCACGGCCCCGGATTGTCGGCGCGGGCGATGAAGCCACAGCCGTTCAATGCCACGACCTCGAGAGCGCGGTAGCTCTCGCCCTCGCGCCAGGTGCCGCGGACGACCGGGACCGGCGCGTCGCGCCCGGCCGCGGCAACGAGCGCCCAATCCTCATGCGGCGGCGCCGCGGCGGTATCCCGGCGCGCCTGCCAAGTGCTGCCGGCGGCGGCGACGAGCTCGCCCTCGTAATGCACCGTGCCGGCGGCGAAGGTCTTGACGCACCGCAACATGCCGGGCGCGCCCTTCTCGCCGCGCTCGCCGGCCGGGCCGGGAGCTCCGGGAGGGCCGGGCTCGCCCCGCTCACCTTGGCCGCCAGGCTCGCCACGGTCGCCCGCTGGGCCGCGTTCGCCGGGAGGGCCTATGTCACCTAGCGGGCCGGGCAAACCGCGCTCACCGGGCGCCCCGGATAAGCCGGGAGGCCCTTCCTTGCCGGGCTCGCCGGGCGCACCAGGCGCGCCGGCCGGGCCGGGCGCCCCATCGGCCCCGCTGCGGAGCTCGGCCAGGCGCGCCGCCGCCATTTCGCGCATGTCGGTGCGGGCGATCGCGACCTCGGCGCGGAGCTCGGCCAGCGTGGCCGCGGTCTGCGCCTGGGCGAGGGCGTGCTCGCGCTGCCACTGGCACCGGGCGTTATCGAGCACCTCGGCCAGGACTTCGCGCCACGCCTCAAGCAGACATTCGGCGGCGTCCGATCCGATCGGCGTTGGCAAAGATGTTTCCGACTTCTCGATGGATGTCATCGCGGCTGGCCTTCTGCGGCGGCTTCGGCTGGTCGGCCGGTTTCGGCTGGTCGGTGGGCGCCGGCGGCGGCGCGCCAGGCGCAGGCGCGGCCGGGATCTTGCCGACCTGGCTCAAGGGCACGACTTGCTGTTGCACGCGCGGCTCATCGCCGAATGGCACGGCCTCGAGGCCCTCCATCTCGCGCGCCTCGTTGGGCGCGTAGATGCCGCCTTGCACGCCGCGCGCCAGCGAGTCGATCCGGTCTTTCTGCGCCGAGCGCAGCAATGCGCCGGTGTCGAATTCCACATACTCGTCCGGCTGTCCCTTGAGCTGGAACATCGCGCCGATGGCTTCCTCGATGTGATTGAGCGCGAAGCCGAGCCCGCTCGCGATCCAGCTCTGCATCAACAATTCGGTGGACGAAAACCCACTGGTCCCGAGCCCGAAGATTTGCAGCGGAATGCGGAAGGCGAGCGCGATGTGCTCGTTGGTCAGCTTGAGAACGTCCGCGGTCGCTGCGTCGCGCCCGCCGACGGCCCACGGCTGCACCTTGAGGCCGGCGGTGAGGATCGGCGTGCCGCCTTGCTTGAGGCCCTTCGCTTGCTCGTTCCAGCGGTCGCGCAACGCCTGAACCTGATCCTTATCGAGGATGAGATCGGTCGAGAGCACGGCGCTCGGCCGCGCTTCGTTCGTGTAGAACGACCCTTGCTGATTGACGATAGCTGCGCCGGCGCCGATGTCGGCATAGGCGGCAACGATCGGCGACTCGCCCACCAGCGGTGTCGGCTGGCGATATCGCTTCGTATGCAAGCGGATATGCAGCACGTCGCGCTGCGGCACCAACAACTGATTGTCGGCGCCGAGCCGACGTTGAATAACGTCGTTGCCGTAGAGCTGATAGAAAATCTCGCCGTTGACCGCGAGCCGCGGCTGCGACATCAGCGGGTCCATAAGGTGGAGCTCATCCACCTCGTAGCGATCGTTGCGCAACGCCAGCGCATAAGTGTTGCCGTGCTCATAGAGCGAGCGCGTCGCATTGAGCATGAAATCGCTTGTTGACTGATAATCGTTGAAATAGCGCAGCAGGCGGGACAGCGCCGAATTCTTGACGCGGTCGCGCCCGCCCTTTGAGTTGAGGCGCCAGTGATCGCCAGGGCACATCGCCACGGTCTGCGAATAGGCCGAGACGCAAGCCTCAACCATTGCCGACCGTGGCGCGGTGATCGGGTCGTATCCCTGTTGCCACCAATTCCAAGCGGCGCCATCCGGCAACCAGCCGCCCGTCACCGACAGATTGTAAGGGCCAGGGCGAAAGTCGCCTTCGCCTCGGCGAACGAGGCGATCGGCGATCCGCCCTAGCCAGGCGCGTGCGCTCACGTCGATGGGTTTGCCGTGGTCGCTCTGGTCGGATAGGTGCCGCGCTGCGGAGTCTTGCCCGCCTCGGCCTGGCGCTTTTCGCGCTCGGCCAGCGGCAGCATGCCGGTATCGGGCGCCGAGCCATCCGGCTCCTTTTCGACCACATGCACGCCGCTCGCCGCCAGGTCGTTTTCCTCCTGGGTCGGCGTCGGCTTCACGCCGGACATCGCATCGCGTTGCGCGGCGTGTTCTTTCTCGCGGGCGGCCTTTTCGTCCGCGAGCCGCTTCTTGGTTTCCTCGACGCGCTTTTTGTTGGCGGCGGCGTCGTCGCTGGAATGAGGCTGGTCGGTCATTTTGCGTTCCTTTCGTTGTTACTCCTCGCCGGCTGGACTGCCGACGACTACCAAGTCACGCCGGCGACCCAGGCGACGACGCCGGCGCGGCGAATGCACCAGTTGGTCGGCAGGATCAATCGAAGGGCGAGCGAGTCGGTCTGGAACATCGACTTGGCCGGCGCACCGACCACGGCGGGCGCGCCGGACGTGCCGATGTCGGTCGGTGCCGTGTCGTCAAAAACCAGCGTAGCCTGGTCGCTGATTTCGAACCTTGGCGCGTCGCCGCCAACCGCCACGAAGTCGGCGGCATCGAGGGCGATCACCGTGCCGAGCGGCACCGTGCCAGACGCGATGACCGGCCAGCCACCAAGCTGGCCTTGGCTGATCTCGTCGCGGAACGGAAAAACGCCCGCGCCCGGCGCAGCAACCAACCCGATCGAATTCACCTGTTGGGGGTTTAGCAGCCAGACCGGCGTTCTGACGTTGCCTTTGGTGCCGGTGAGCAGCGCGCCGGATATTTGCTTGATGTCACCGACCAGGGCGGCGAAGCCGCCGCCGGCGGTCGGCGTCAAGCCGGCCACGCCGTTGAGGATGCCGGCGGGCCGCACCACGGTCGCCGGGTTGGCATCGAGCAGGACGCTATCGAGCGAGATAGCGGTGTCGTTCTGGATCGCATCGCGGAGCAGGCCCTCGACCGCGGGAACGGAATGCTCGCCGAGCTCCCTGGTCCAAGTCGTGATCACGGCCATTTTCTTCGGCGTCAAGGTCTGCGATGTGAACAGCCCTTGGCGAACCGGGATCGGCAAACCTTCACCAACAAACGAGCCGGCGATCGTCGGCGTGGTCGCGCGCGTCGGGATCAGGATTTTGCCGTAGGGACCAAACGAGAGCGACAATCCCTTGCCCGCCAGCCGCGGATAGATCGCCGCGGGATAGAGCACTTCCATAAACGCGGCGTAGGTGGTCTGCGCCAATTCCGCGGCCCATCCGACCGCGGTGGTAGTAGCGGGCGCGGTGGCGGCGCGCATGATCCACTGAACCGCCTGGCGATGGATCTCATCGTCGCCGTAGATTTCCCGCATCGTCACATCGATCGGCTGGCGCTTCTGATGCGCGAACAACTGCGCGACGCCGCAATGCACCAGCAAATCGAGCGGCTCGGTCTTCTTGCGTGGCAACGCGAACGGCCGCGTCGTGTCGGCCGCAGTACGGACGGGCGTGATGGCGGTTGAGCCGCGGGCCACGACCGCGACCGCGCGCGAGCCGCCGTCATCAGCGGTCGCGGCAAGTTGGCGCTCGGCATCGCGCAGGCCGGCGAGCGTATGTTCCGCCTGCGTGATGTGACCCGTGAGCTCGTTCGCCGCATTCAATTGCTCGTCGCTGACGTTGGTATCATCGGTCTTCGTCCAATGTTCCGTGAGTTGATCGCGCAGCCCATTGAGGCGCTGCTCGACCGCAGTAATACGTTGAGCAAACGACGACATGGTCGTGCCCTTTCTGATGGGAGGTCGTGTCGGCTTGCCCGCCGGTTGAGCCCCGCGGCGAGCGGCCCGGTCTTTTGCGCCATGCCCGGCGAAGACGAGGTCGATCGTTGCAGGGGAAATTCGCAGGCCCTTGGCAACTGCCAGGGCGTTTGGATTGGCCGGGACCGAGACCAGGCTGCACTCGACCAGCTCGGCCTTTGTGTAAAAGACGCCCCATTCGGACTCCTTGCGCGGCTTGGTTTCCATCGGCCGGAAGCCGACCGAGACGGCGCGCAATATGTCGGCGTCGATCAAGGCGCGGAGCTCGTCGATGCGATCGGACGTGCCCTTGGGGGCCAGCTCGAGCTCGCCGCGCAATTGCTTGTCCACGACGCGGAGCTTGCTCCATTTGCCTATCGGCCATGAGCTATTGTGAGCAAACAACGCAATCGGATTTTTCTTGAAGGCGGCGAGCTCCCAGCCGTCCGCCATGATCACGTCATCCATTCGATCCGGCGTTTCGTCGGAGAGGATGAACTCAAGCGCCCCGACCTTGCCCTCGTGGGTCTTGTGGCGAATGTCGCCGGCGCCGCGATTTTCCCAAAGTATCTGGCACGCCTCGTCGTCCCCGATCTCATCGATGCACCGCTCCATGAAATCGTCCTCGCTCTCGTCCTCCTCGGGCTCGAGGTCTTGGCGAGACAGCTTCGCGGCTGCGTCCATGGCGGCGCCTCCTTACAAACTTTCGGGAATGGACAAGCGGCCCGCCGGGGACGGCGTGGTTAGGGCGGCCCCAGCGAGCCTACCGCACTGATGCCTCTCAGCGGTGCGGGTCGGGATTGTCGGAGCGTTGAATGCGATCGACCGAATGCCCGGCCGCCATACCGGCGGCAGCGCCGGCGCCGGTCTCGACCGCGATGCCGAACTTGCATTCATCGCGCGACTGCACGACCGGATGGTCGCGCGAGCCGGACCTGAATTTCACGAAATTGATCGAGCGGCCCCACGCCTCCGAAATCAGGATCGAGGTATTCGGCTTGGCGACCACGGTGACCTCGCCGCCCTTGCTGTCAAACAAGTCGTTGAACAGGTTGCCGTCGCTCGAGACCTGAAAAGTCAAATTTGCGGGCGTGAATTCCTGCGGGACGGTGATGCGGACGATGTTGCCTGCGGAGCAGTCTGCGGCGTCCGAAAGCGACTCGCCGAACGGGATGGTCGGGCCGTCAACGATGGTGATCGGCATAGGGCATCTCCTGGTTTGAGGTCACATGGCCGATTGAAGCAACTGATTGGCGCGGTTGAACAAGGGTCCAAGGCTAGATCGCTGTATGGTGCGGGTGCTGTTGCTTTGAACACTGAAAAAATGGAGTCGCCTGGAAATGAGGATTCAAAAAACGCTTGCCCCCGCCGCCGTCGTGGTTGCTGCTCTTTTGTCAACGGCTCACGCACAATGGCCCGCCGGGGCCCTGCCCGAACCAAAGGCATTTTTCAAATCGCTCGGTACGTTCATGCTATACGAGAAGCTCTGCAATGTACCAACTATCATCACTCCGACGACCAAGATTGTGATGGGCAATTTGCTGGCACTGTTGTCGGATGACGATCGTCATCAAATCGCCTTGGACACAAAGGCCGAAGTGAAAGAGGAAATCGAGGCAGCTGGCCTCCAAAAATTTTGCGCTATTTACGGGCCCGACATGACACCACTCATTCGCAAGTTGAACGATGAAAGCGCACATTTAGTGGAACGATCGCGATAATCCGCCGACCAATTATTGGTTCTAAACGATGCCGGCCGTTGTCAACGCCTCGACATCCGCGAACATGGCGTCGGCCGCAGCAACTATTTCTACCTCTTTTCTATTGATCGGGCCCCAGTGCTGCCGAAGGTGACGCAAGCCGATGGCCGCGGCCTCGATCGCGAATTGCGGGCAGCACTTGCAGAGCTTTTGGAAGTCGCGACCGGCGCCGCTGCCGTAGTTTTCCCAATCGGACTCCGAGCAGGAAACATCGTCAGAGAAGACCGCGAGCGCGCATTGCGGAACGTCGCTGCTCAAGGCCGCAGCGTATTCGGCCGCGAGCTTTTCGATCTCGGTCGAGCAACCCGCGGAATTCCATGATTGCTGAAACAGTCCGGCCTCGGCGGTTTCACTCTCGACATTCTCGGCGCTTTGATCGCGGCCCTCGCAATGTCGGCCGGACGACTCGCGCATACCCAGGCCGAGCAACAACACGAAAAGGTGTCGCAGCGTCGCGATGCCGGCGGCTTCGTTGCTCATGTCGAAATCGTCGAATATCTCCGCGTACCATGCGAGCGCATCCGTGTCCGGGTCGTGGGAATTGGCCCGCGCCATATCGAGCGCGGAACTATCAAACGCCAACAGCTTACGCAGGCACATCGCGAAGGCGACCGCCATGCCGGCGATGTAGGCCAGCGGCGCAACGCCGCGGTCGTCCCAGCTATAGCTGGCGATGTCCGACGAGCGCGCGATCGTTACGATGTGGTCGGTCGTCACCGGATCGAGCGGCTCGAGCAGCGCCGGCGGATAGGGCGGCAGGCGGAATTCGGCGTTGAGCTCATCCCAGGTCAGCGGCCCGACGACGCCATCGGAAACCAAATCGGCACCGCTCTGGTAGGCAGCGACCGCGTCCGCGGTGGCCTCGCCGAATTCTCCGTCGATCGGCTCGACCTCGAGGACGCGCTGCACGAGCGCGACCTGGCTCCCGATTGAGCCGATGCTAAGAACCGGCCGCTCGATCATCGGTACATCAGATGCGGTTGCGGAATGCCGGGACCGAAGCCGAGCAAGCCGGAAAGCCAGACCAGAACGGCGATAATGCAGAGCAGACCGACGATGACCTTGCCCCACTTGTAGACGTTCGCGTCGATCGACCAACCCATGAAGCTCGTGATCAACCAAACAATGCAGAATGCGATGAAGATGACGATCGCGATGTAAAGCAGGAGGTAAGCAAAGCTGATGAGAATTCCCATTTGATCGCCTCCCTATCGCACCTTGTTTGCCGGATGATTTGGATCGAGCGGCCAGCCGTCGTCGTCAACGTCGATGCTGTAGCCATCAAGCTCGATAAACCGCTTGGACGAGTTGTGGCAGGCATCGCAGAGCGATTGCAGTTTGCCGATTACAAACTTGTTCCAATCGCCCTTGTGCGGCTCGACGTGATCGACGATGCGAGCGACCGTGACGACGCCGCGCGCCAGGCAGAAGGCGCAGAGCGGATGCGCCCGCAGTTGCAACCGGCGCCGCCGCTGCCACGACGCCTTGCCGTAGAAATGCGACCAGGCGGTGCGGGCCTCGCCTGGTCGCGGCATGGCTCAGGCAATCGAACGCTTTTTCCTGAGCAACGCCATCAGGCCGAGCAGGCCGGCGCCAAAGAACGGCAGCGACGCCGGCAGCGGCGTGACGACAGCCGCCGGTGCCGCCTCGATGAAGAACGAGTCCGGGCCATCGTTCAACCCGCTCATCAGCGCCACGAAGCCGATCGTATCTCCCACGTGGACATCGTTGAGGTTGAGTAGTGCCCCGGTGATGGAATAGTCCGGGAAGCCAGTGCCGTTGTTTTGCGACGGCACGTTGCCGGTGGTGCCGCCGGTGAACGAGGCCAGCACAGTGCGCGTCGTGAAGTCGAGGAAGAAAAACGAGTTGAGCGTCTGCGCCTGATTGGTGTCGTTCACGTCCACGCCGATCGAGAAGCCCAAGCTCGTGTCGTTGTTGGCGAGCAGGAACAGCAGGAACGGACTTCCGGCGCCGACGGTGTAGCCGGTCGCGAAGGTGTTGTCGGCCAGCGTGTTGCGGCCGCCATTGCCCTCATCGGAGAACGCGGTGATCGATGACGTGGCTCCGTTGTTGCTGTAATCGTTGTAGCCGAAGTTTGCCGGCTGTTGCGGCTGGGTCGCGCCGCAAATCACGCACGGCGCGTTCTGCGGCTGGTTGCCGGCCGGCACCACGTTTCCGAGACTCAGACTGCCCGAGTTGGTGGTGTCCCAGGTCACGCTGCCCAGCGTGATGGTGCTGGCGGATGCGGGCAGCGCGAGCGCGGCCAGGATGGAAGCTGTAAGCGCAAGTCGTTTCATAGTTGCCTCTTTCATGTTGGGTAGTTCAGGCGATCAGCGTTTCAAGATCGATCGGTTTAGCAACGCGGTCACGCGAGCGCAGACCGAGCAGCATCGCGAGCGCGACAGCGCCATCAATGCGAAACCGAGCTTTGTCTTTGTCGAGCTTACGATTGCCAGCCGGGTCCATCGTCGCGACAGCATTGGCCATGTTCCAATTCAGGCAAGGGTTGCTCGGATGGACGAGGCGCCGCTCCATGATGGCGAGCTCGAGCGCGTCGATCGCGGGCGCCATGTCTTTGAACCCTTGTCCCCAGGGGACAAGCCGCAGGCCGTCGCCGCCCTTCTCGCCATCCTCGTAAGCCTGCAGGCCGATGCGATCGAATTCCCGCAGAATGTCGCCCATGCGCCAGCGGTCATAGGCCATGCCCTTGACGCGATAGCGTTGCGTGAGCTCGCCGACGAAGCGCGCGATCGTCTCGGGATCGATGGTCTTGCCGGGCGAGAGCCGCAGATGCCCGGCCTCGACCCATTCCCGATAGCGGTGCGTGCCGCTGCCGAAGTCGCGATTGGCGTGCTCGGTCAGATGGTCGGCCGGCTTCCAGAAATACGGCACCACGCGCGTCGGGTCGGAGATCGAGCCCACCATCAACGCGGTCAGATCGATGACGCTCGAGAGGTCGAGCGCGAGGTAGACCTCCTCGCCGTCCGCGATCCTGGCGTCGCCGGCGCACGCCATCCACTCGGCGCGCGAGATCAGCGAGGCTATCGGCGCCACCCGCTGATTGAGAAACAGGTTGCGGACCTTCGGCTCGCCCGCCGGCATGCGCTTGGCCTGGCGCACCGCGGCGACGAGGTCTTCGCGATCGCGGAACTTGCCGAGCGCCGGATTGGCTTTCGCCCATTGCGCTTCGTCGTCGAGCTCGCAGCCTTCGGTCGCGGCATGCAAGTGGCAAACGATCGCCGGGTCGGTGCCTGCCAGGCCGTCGTCGATCAGCTTCGAAAGCACATGCTCGGGATCGTTGGATTGCGTGCTGATCGTGATGAACAGCGGCTCGTCGCGCGCCCCGAAACTGGTATCGAGAACGTCATACAAGGCCCGACTCTTGGCCTGCGCCAGCTCATCGTAAATCACGACGCTCGGCAAATAGCCGTGCTTGGTGCCGGCCTCCGCGCTCACGGCCCGATAGATCGAGCCGGTGCGCCGGGAAAACATGGTCTTGGTCGAGGTGATGACCTCGATCTCGGCCGCGAGCTGCGGCTCGAGCTCGACGATCTGCTTTGCGAACTTAAACACAATTCCGGCCTGGTCGCGGTCATTGGCGGCCGAATAGATTTCGCCGTTAACGACCCGTTCCGGCCCGACCAGATGCGCGAGCGCCATTGTCGCAATCAACGCCGTCTTGCCGTTCTTGCGCGCCATCGAGAGGATCGCGCGGCGCACCACGCGCCGGCCACCGATATGCGGCTCGTAAATGTCCTTGAGAAAAGCCCGCTGGAACGGATGCAGCTTGAACGGCTTGCCCTGGCCGGTCCCGCTCGGGATCGTGAGGCACTCGATGAAGTCGATAACGTCCTGGGCGCGGCGCTTGCCCTCCGCGGTGCGCTGGACGGGCATCAGCCGGACAGAAAGCGGTCGAACTTGCCCGGCCGGCGACCGGCGCCGCTCGAGCCGGCATTGATCCGCGTCCGCGCCGCCGGACTGAACCCGAATTCGCTCGCCAGCCGGATCATGTCGGCCGCCGCCTTACTCGCGATCGCCACATGCGGGTTGCGTGTGAGACGAGGACTGTCGCGCAACGCCATCGCCGCGTCCCACCAAACCCCATAGGCAAGGCACCAAGCCGCCAGCAAAGTCAGATCAACCTTGCTGAATATACCCATGACTATCAGTTGTCCGGCCGCCAAACGCCATTGATCCGCGGCCACGCCCGTCAGACACGCCGGCGGCTCGGGTATCTCGACAATCCCTTCCGGCTGCGGCTCGTTGAGGTTGAGCCGATCGAGGTTTCGGCTCGGGTTGCCACGCAACAGCTTGAGATGCGTCGGCGCCGGCTTTGGTCCTCTCCGCATATTCTGCCCTTCCTTTTTTCGCGTAGCGCCAAGGCTTTGCCGAAAATGTGCGACTTCTAAAACGGAACTCGGCGCGCGCCGCGGCCTCCTGCCGTTTACAATTTTTTGCCCTCCC